CTGCTGCAAACCAAGGAGAACGACGCTCATGATCTCGACACCTTCTGAGGCTTCCTCCACTGCCGAAAACGCCTTTTCCTCTGCGACCGGTTTTTCCGGCGCAGACCAGAGCAATGGAGGAACCGGCGGTGCCGCCCCTGCCGCCGCAGCGCCCCAGGCAGCCGCTGGAGCGGAAAGTTCCGCCCAGGCGAATGAACAGGCCAAGTCACAGGCCGATCCGCAGGCTGACCCCTTCGCCCAGCGCCTGCGCGAACATGAGGCAGGCCAACGCCAGCAGTGGCAGGAGCAGGTCAACAAATGGCGCAAGGAGGCCACGGAAGACCCGCAGATCGGCGGCGCAAACCTGCCTGCCACTGTTGCGCGCGCCCAGCTTGCCCTTGACCGGTTTGATGAAAGCAAGCGCATCGGCCAACTGCTGGAACAGACCGGCTACGGCAACAACCCTGATGTGCTGCGCTTTTTCAACCGCCTTGCCGATGCCCTCATGGAGGACGGGCTGGTGCAGGGACAGGCGGGAGGTTCCATGCCGCCGCTTGAAGAGCGCATGTACGCGGGCTGGAGTTCGCGTAGCGGAAGCATCTGATTTGCGCCCCTGCAAATTGCATTGCACAGCAACAAAATTTCTTGAGCAACCTGCAAACAGACGAGGGTATTATGGCTAATTCCATGGGTTTGGTGGTGTCCCTGGCCGAAATGGAACAGTTCTACCGTGGCGACAAGGCCGGGCAGATCATCGAACTGATGAACAAAACCAACGACATCATGGACGATGTGCTCTGGATGGAATCCAACCAGAGCGACGGCCACCTCACCCGCATCCGTACAGGACTGCCCGAAGTTTACTGGCGCAGGCTGTATCAGGGCACGCCGCCCTCCAAATCACAGTGGAGCCAGGTAAAGGAAGGCTGCGGCATCCTTGAAGCCATCATGGAGCTGGACGTGGAAGAACTGCGCCTCTACGGCAGCCGCGACAAAGCCTTTCGCATGAGCGAAGGCGTGGCCTTTGCCGAAGCCATGCGTCAGAAGGTGGCCGCAACCCTCTTTTACGGCAACAGCAATCTGAACCCCGACGAGTTTAACGGCCTTGCCATGCGCTACCCCGCGCTGGACGCCAAAAACGTGCTCGATGCGGGCGGGCGCGACGAGGGCGGCTGCACCTCCCTGTGGCTTGTTTCGTGGGGCGCGCAGTCCGTGCACGGCGTCTACCCCAAGGAGAGCAACGGCGGCCTCTCGCACGAAGACCTCAAAACCTACATGGCTCAGGATCCGGACGGCCGCAAATATCAGGTGGTGGGCGACAAGTACAATTGGCGCTGCGGCCTTGCCGTGCGCGACTGGCGCGGCATCGTTCGCATCGCCAACCTGCCTGTGGCCTCGCTTGGCAAGCGCAAGGGGCAGAGCGGCTTTGTGGATATGCAGAAGCTGACCATCGAGGCCAAGAACCTTATGCCCCAGCACCTGCGCCAGAAAGCCGTGTGGTACGCCAATGCCGATGTGCTCACCGCCCTTGAATTGCAGAATTCCGATGCGGGCAACGTGCAGTTGCAGTACGGCGAGTTCTTTGACTCCAAGGCCGTGCCGGTGCTGCATGGTCGCCCTGTGCGCCAGTGTGATGCCGTGCTCTCCAGCGAAGGCGTGGTGGCCTAAGGCACAATCCTTTGTAAAGTGTGGAAGCCCTTGCCGGGGCTTCCACGCCGCAACCCGCCTGTTTTTTCGCTGTTCTTCCAATATTCTGCCAAAGGAGTTTTCATGGCTATTATCGACCGCAACTCCGTTTTTTTTGAAGGCCCCCTTACTGCCAACGCCACGGGACAACCGGTGGCCCTTACCGGCCTGAAGCTTCCGGGACGCATGGAGCCCATGCCCTTGCGGCTTTCTGTTACCGAGGCCTTTGCCCCGGATGAAACGCAGAGCCTCACCATCTGCATGGAGGAGGCGGATCACGCCGACGGCCCATGGGCTGCCGTTCCCGGTGCTTCGGTAACGGTGCCCAACCCGGTGGAAGCTCCCGGCCTCGGCCTTGGCGCGCGCCCTTACCTGCGATTTTTGCCCCAGGGCGTGCGCAAGAGCTGGCTGCGTCTGGCCTTCGCCGTCACACCCGTTGACGGCAAAACCGTGAGCAAAGGACGCATCTTTGCCGCCCTCACGCGGGAGGAAGACCTGCCCTACGAACCTGCCATCATGGCTGGTTAAAACTCAGCCCGTCAGTCTACAGCCTCCGGCCCCCTGCGGGGCAGGCCGGAGGCTTTTTCTCCACTTCATCACAGGAACTGCCATGACCATCAGCCAGATAAGCGTGTGGAACCGCGCGCTGGGCTTTCTGGGGACGCGCAGTGTTGCCTCGGAGCAGGAAAATACGCCAGAGGCCCTGCAATGCCGCCTGTATTGGGATTCCGCCCGGCGGCAGGTGCTGCGCGATTTTCCCTGGAGCTTTGCCCAGCGCAGAACATGGATGGCCCTTGTGCCGCTGCCCGAAGGCTACGCGCCGGAATTCCGTTTTGCCTACGCCCTGCCCGATGACTGCCTCAAGGTGCACGAGGTGCGCCACGAAGGCATTACGGCCCGCCCCTTCTGCCTTGCGCAGAACGCTGCGGGCGATGGCTCGCTGCTGCTCACCGATGCGGCGCGCGCCCTTGCCCTGTACACGGAAGATGTGCGCAACAGCCGCCTTTTTGATGACCTCTTTGCGCACATGCTGGCCCGCAAGCTGGCCGCCCTCATAGCCGCCCCCTTGCTTAAGGGCAGCAGCCAGAAGGCAACCGAGCTGGAGCAGCTCTATGCCGCCAGCCTGCCCCCGGCCCGCAGCGCAGCCGCGTCTGAGCGCAGCGACCGCCCGGTGGAAGACCCCTGGCTTGCCGTGCGCTGAATGCGCCCCGCAATCACCGCAAACCCACAAGGAGCGAGGCATGACCCTGCCCTACAGCCCCAGCCGCGCCGTGTATGAAGGCAATGGCGCAGCAACATCCTTTCCCTTTGCCTTTAAGGTCTGGAGCACAGACCAGCTTAACATAAGCGTCACATCGCCCAAGGGGGAAACTTCCCCCGCCCAGGGTTGGACTGCCAGCATTGGCGAGAGCGGCGGTACTATCGCATATCTGCACAATGGAGCGCCCCTGCCCGCAGGCTGGCGGCTTGCCATAGTACGCAACATGCCCTTTGCGCAGGGCATAGACCTCATATCTGCCTCACGCTTTGATCCGCAAGTCATAGAAGACGGGCTGGATCAGGCCACAGCGGAACTTCAGCAACTGAACGAAAAACTCGCGCGCGCCGTCATCATGCCCGCCACCAGCGACAAGTCGCCGGAAGAAGTGGTTGCTTCCATCTATGCCAGCCGTGATGCAGCAGCTCAAAACGCCACCGCCGCCGCGCATTCTGCCGCTGCTGCAGCGGCCAGCGCAGCCACAGCAGCACAAACGGTGGCTGAAGCGGCAGAAGCAAGCGTAAGCGCCGCCACTGCGCAGGCAGATATAGCAGCGGCAAGCGCCCAGACTGCCCAAACTGCCGCCCACGCGGCACAGCAGGCCGTGCCGGACAATTTGCTCAGCCGTATGGCCGATGCGGAAGCAAAAAACTCCCAGCAGGATGCGCGCCTGACCACAGCGGAGCTTGGCATTACAGCCATAGGCACGACTCTGATCGGTAGCGTTATGAGCGTGATGGCGGCAGACGGCTACGTTCCCAACGGCACTGTTCCGGCTGACGCTGCGGAATACACGCGTGAACAATTCAGGGAGTTTTACGACACGTATCTTGTGGGCGGCAAACTGCTCACCTGCACCTATGCCGCCTTTGCCGCCCAGGTGGCCCTGACAGGCAACTGCGCAAAATTCGCATTGGACACCACATCCCAGAAGTTCAAGGTTCCGCTGCTGAAAAACGGCGATTCCATCACGCATGCCGCAAGCGCCTCGGAGCTGGGCAAAAGTTATAAGGCCGGACTGCCGAACATTACAGGCACAACTGGTGGGTACACGTCAATTCTTGGTGGGATTTCAGAAGGGTCTACTGGTGCGTTGGTAAGGACAACCGCAGCGCGCGGCGTTGCAGTCGGTACAGGTGGGATTGGCTGCACAGAACTCCAGTTCAATGCCGCTGCGTCCAACCCTATCTATGGCAACTCCACCACTGTCACCGATGAGCAGGTACGCTTGCGGCATTTTGTGGTTCTGGCATCCGCGCAGAACAGCGCCAGCGTGTTCGACTGGTCAAATTACATGGCAGGACTGGCGGGCAAGGCAAATCTGGATATGGATAACCTGACGGCAGCAGGCTCCGCCAAGGTGGCGAACTACGCCATGCCCAGTCAAAGGGTAGTGGCGGTGGCCGTTCCCGCGTCTACGGCTTATACGGCCCCTGCTCCTGCCCCTGGCTGGTTCAAGTTTGTCGGTACTTCTTCAGCAATAAATCAATACCTACGCTTGTCCACAAACAACTTTGTTTTGGATGAACTTAGTTGGTCTTCTGCCGCGGGACAAGTACTAAGCCTAATAATCCCAGCGCGCAAAGGCGACGCAGTTCGCGTGGAATATACGGCCCCCACGAATTTATATCTGAGCTTTGTTTTTGCAGAAGGAGGCAACTGATGTCTTGCCATGTGCTGCTCAATGCCGCTGGTGAAATTGACATGTGGGATGCGCAACCATTCCCCGGCAGTGTCGAGGTTGATTATGAGGTAGTGCGCGGCTGGGACGGCAGGCCATACAAGGCCGGGGAGGAACCGTTACGGCCTGCGGAAGCCATCTTTGAAGTTCTGCGCGCCTCCCGTGACGTGCGACTTGCAGCTACGGACAAGTACGTGCTGGCCGACTACCCCATCAGCGAGGGATATCTGGCACAGGTCAAGGCGTACAGGGCCGCCCTGCGCGCCCTGCCCGAACAGCACGGTGCGCCGTGGGATGGCGGCGGAGAAGCTACCCCCTGGCCGGATACTCCTGACATTTTGCAGACGGAACAGTCATGCGCATAGCCCTGCAAAACTTTACCGGCGGCGAGATATCGCCCACGCTCTCGGCCCGGTATGACCTTTCCCGTTACCGCAACTGCGTTGCCTGCATGGAAAACATGCTCCCCGGCCTGCACGGGGATGTGGCCCGGCGGCCCGGTACCCGCTTTCTGGCTGAGCTTGGGGCGTATTCCGTGTTGCTCCCCTTCACCTTCAGCGCGCATCCGAGCCAGAATTTCCTTCTGGTTTTTGGCGAGAAAACCCTGCGCGTTGCTACAGTTGCCGGATTCACCACGGCACCTGTCATGGCGACCCCCTATGCGGCGGAAGATCTGCTTTCGCTCTGCCACGCGCAGGTGGGCGATGTGGTCTATCTGGCCCACCAGAAATATCCGCTGCACAAAATAGTGCGGCGCGACGCACCGGGTGGAAACTATACATGGAGCCTGGAACAGGTAAAACTG